GTCATCTTTTATTCTTAATCAAACCTCACTCAGAAAAATCCAGAACTGTAATAAGAACCAAAGCCACAATGTCTACAAGTGTTTATGAATCGATCATTCAGACGAAAGCTTCGGTCTGGGGATCTACTGCATCTGGCAAATCTATTGTGGACTCTTACTGGATCCACGAGTTTTTAACTGGTTCTCCATTGATTCAAACTCAGTTGTATTCTGATTCAAGAAGCAAAAGCAGCTTTGGCTACACCACACGAGTTGGTGATCTTCCTTCAGAAGAGAAAGAGATTCTTTCTCAACACTTGTACATCCCTATTTTTGATGACATTGATTTCAACATCAATATCAATGATTCAGTCATGACAGTATCCGTTTGCTCCAACACGGTCAATGCTAATGGAGTGAAACATCAGGGTCATCTGAAGGTGCTTTCTCTTGCTCAACTGCACTCTATAGAGCCTACAATGAGCCGATCTGACATTGCTGACAGATTCCGTCTTCAAGAAAAAGACGTGATTCCCAATGACAGATACATTGATGCTGCTAACAAAGGCTCTCTTTCATGTGTTAAAGAGCATTCCTATAAAGTCGAAATGTGCCACAACCAAGCATTAGGTAAAGTTAATGTTCTATCCCCTAACAGAAATGTTCATGAATGGCTGTACAGCTTCAAGCCAGCTTTCAACCAGATTGAAAGCAACAACAGAACTGTAAATTCTCTTGCAGTGAAATCTCTGCTCATGTCTGCAGAAAACAACATAATGCCTAACTCTCAGGCCTTTGTCAAAGCTTCTACAGGCTCCCAGTTCAAGCTAAACCTCTGGCTGAGGATTCCTAAAGTTCTGAAACAGGTTTCTATTCAGAAACTATTTAAAGTTGCAGAAGATGAAACAGACAAAAGCTTTTATTTGTCTATTGCTTGCATCCCTAACCACAACAGCGTTGAAACAGCCTTGAATGTGACCATCATCTGCAAGCATCAGCTCCCAATCTCGAAGCTCAAAGCCCCTTTTGAATTGACAATGATGTTTTCTGATCTGAGAGAACCTTACAACGTTGTGCATGATCCTTCTTACCCTCAAAGAATTGTTCATGCTCTGCTTGAGACACACACATCTTTTGCCCAAACTCTTTGCAATAACTTGCAAGAAGATGTGGTCATCTACACTTTGAACAACCCTGAGCTGACTTCTTTAAAGTTAGATTTAGGTAAGAAAACCCTAAATTACAGTGAAGATGCTTATAATAAGAAATATTTTCTTTCAAAAACTCTTGAATGCCTCCCAGTAAACACACAGACTATGTCTTATTTAGACAGCATTCAAATTCCCTCATGGAAGATTGACTTTGCCAGAGGAGAAATCAAAATTTCCCCTCAATCAATCTCTGTTGCAAAATCTTTGTTGAAGCTAGATCTTGATGTGATCAGAGGAAAGAAATCTCTGCCTCAGGGAGCTTCTGAATCAGAGTCAAAGCAATTTGTGTCTATTTGTCTGCTCCTTTAACTATTCCTTTCCTCTTTAAATCTTCTTTCAGCTTCTTTCCAACTTCTTTCAATCTCTTTTCATGTTTCTCTCATTTCCTTTAAATTTCCTAATTTTCTTTACTTCCTTTCTATTTTCTTTTAGTTTCTTTCTAGTTTCTTTTAAATTCCCTTTAAGTTCCTTTTAAAATCTCTTTACTGTAACTTATTTTGTTTAAATTCAGCTTGTCCAGTAGAAACTAAAATAAATAACTAGTAAATAAACAAAAAATAACAGAAAATCAAAAATCAAAAAATACAAAAACCAAAAAAGATCCCGAAAGGGACAATTTTGGCCAGTTTGGTTTTGTTTTGGTTTTGTTTTGTTTTTTGTTTTTTGTTTTTTTGTTTTTGTTTTTGTTGTTTTTTGTTTTTGTTTTTTGTTTTGTTTTTGTTTTATTTTATTTTATTTTATTTATTTTATTTATTTTATTTTGTTTGTTTTTATTTGATTTTCATTGTTTCACACATATATATATATCACACTTTATATTTATAATTATTTATCATTATTTTTATTTGATTTTCATTATTTTATTATTATTTTGACAAACCCTGAAAATATAGAACTGAATTAATCACACTTATAGAAACTTTTACACACTTAATACTAGCAAGCAATAATAAAGAGAAAATAAACATTAAATATGGTTTTATAATGCTTTTTATGGCAACTTTAAGCAACACCTGAAATTTTGGATTCTTTCTTAACACCAAACATTTCATAGAACTTGTTGAGATGCTCACTGTAGTGTTCCATGGCAACGCTTCCTTTAGCATTAGGATTGCAAGAGCTGAGTATGGCAGCATACTCCCTTCCTTTTGTTACCTGTGTATCATCCATCGAGAAGCCTTTGCTTTTCAGAACAGTGCATACTTTTCCTAAAGCTTCTTTAGTATCATACTTTTTTGGGTTGATTCCAAGGTCTTTGCACTTTGCATCCTGGTATATAGCCAGAACAACACTAATCATCTCAAAGCTATCAACAGAAGCTATAAGAGGAATGCTACCTCCAAGCATTATTGCAAGTCTCACTGATTTAGCATCATTCAAAGGAAGTCCATAAGCCTGAACCAGAGGATGAGAAGCAATTTTTGTTTTGATAGCATCTAAGTTAACAGCGTTAGCAGTTTCTTGAATAAGCTTGACTCTTATCATGCTATCGAGCCTTCTAAAAGTCATATCCGTAGCTCCAATTCTTTCAGAAGTCTTTTTGATAGTTATTCTACCAAAGGTAAAATCACTCTGTTTGATCACCTTCATTATACTCTGACGGTTCTTCAGAAATGTCAAGCATGAGGTTATGCTCATCTTCTTGACCAGGTCAAGATTGTCTTGACAGAAATTTTGGAAATTAAATGCAGCCTGATTCTGCTCTTCCTCAAATTCAACCTCTGCAGATTGTGTCAGCAAGTTAATGATGTTTTCCCTTGTCAACTTAGCCTTAGACATGATGAATATAGAGGATTTGGTGTGCTTGAATAGATATAATTTAGGGTAAGAAAGTGCAACTCTGTATCCCGCGTTAACTTCTTATCCTTCTAATGTGAGAGATTTGTAAGACTGAGTATTGATTTTTTGAATAAAATTGACAGA